TTTGTGAAAATGTACCTAAGGCTTGGTCTTACGGTCGTTGTGATACGTCACTCTCGCGAGGATACGCAGCACTGTATGTTGCGTCGTATCTTAACAGTTTTGTCGCTTTACCCGACTTTTATACTCAGATGCCAAAAGTGGTGCGACCTAAATCCTTCCATTCCATTGGATTTACAGAATCAAATCTCTTTCCTCGAGAGGTACGAATTGCCGAAGTTGACAAAGTTGCCGATAAGTGCCTTAATGGAGTCGTCATTGAGTGCAATGGCAAGTTTCGCACAATTAAGCCTTCTTGGGCGCTTATCCTTCGACTATTCCCCCGATTTTCGGACGCTATTCGTAAATCTCCATCGGACGTTTACCAGCTACTTTTTGCTGCGCTCACAGCGCCCTCACGAGTCATTCGTAGCGGATGCGCTGATTTGAATTGTGACCCTTTTAATAAGCTTTCCAAGCAGAATATAATGTCTTTTTGTAAACAGTATTTAAATTATGTAGATAATTATGGAAAATCGAATGATCATAGGAATTTCCTCTCTCCTAAAGCGAATTTACCTCATAGTGATATTCTCATTCTTACTGAATGTCGTTTGTACGATGGTGTTGATTTGGAAGCTACTCATCGTCTCTCCCGTGTATACCGCTTTTTTCTCGGAATTTCGAAATTTGTTCGAGCATATTCAACGGACGGATGCTCGGAACTCTTCTGGTCCAGCGGCACTCCTGGAGGAGAGCTCTATGGACGAGACAGGTTCCTTCGTATTATCTCCGAGAAAATAGTTGATTTTTGGAATCGTTATGACTACGATCGTCTTGTAGATTTCTACCGGACTCTGGAGGACTCTAATGACAGGGATTTGGTTGAATTTGAGCTTCGTAATTATTCTTTTCGTTATAACAGGCTTCCCGATAACAAGGAAACACCTTACCATGAACTGCCTCTTGTTCGTCGTTTGGCTGCTGCGTCATTGATGAAATGTCGAGATAAGGTCAAACACAAGGAGGCTAATGATTTGTCTGGTGTTTTTTCTTATTGAGAGTCTGATGTTTAATCTTTAATTATTTTTTTTATGGCTTCTTACACCGGAATGTCCAACCTTCAGAATCATCCTCACCGTTCTGGATTTGATATTGGACGTAAAAACGCGTTTACTGCGAAAGTTGGTGAGCTTCTCCCTGTTTATTGGGATATTTCTATGCCCGGAGATAAGTACAAGTTTAACATCGAGTACTTTACCCGTACCCAGCCTGTTGAAACTTCCGCTTATACCCGGTTACGTGAGTATTTTGATTTCTATGCTGTGCCGTTGCGTCTTCTTTGGAAGTCTGCACCGTCTGTGTTGACACAGATGCAGGACATTAATCAAGTTCAAGCTTTGTCTTTGACTCAAAATTTGTCGCTTGGTACTTATTTACCTTCGATTCAACTCTCTCTTTTGGGAACTGTTTTGCATCATTTAAATGGTGGTAGTTGGTCTCCTGGTGCTTCTGGATCTTTGGGTAATATGTTTGGTTTTAATCGTTCTGATTTAAGCTACAAACTTTTATCCTATCTTGGATACGGTAATCTTCTTGGCTCTGCTCCTTCTTCTGGTAATCGTTGGTGGTCTACATCTTTAAAGAATGACTCTTCTTCTCTTTATACTCAGTCCTATATTCAGAATAATTACGTCAATCTTTTCCCTCTTCTCGCTTATCAGAAGATATATCAGGATTTTTTCCGTTGGTCTCAATGGGAAAATGCTAACCCTTCTTCTTATAATGCTGATTACTTTTCCGGTGTTTCGCCCTCTTTGACTTCTAGTCTTCCTGTACCTTCTTCTGATTATTGGAAATCCGACACAATGTTTGACCTCAGATATTGTAATTGGAACAAGGATATGCTGATGGGCGTTCTCCCGAATTCCCAGTTTGGCGATGTTGCCGTAATCAGTCTTGAGCTGCCCGATGGCGATTTGAAGGCTGGTTTTAGGACTACTGACGGTAAATTTATTTCTGCGGTTACCAATGCGCCCTTGACTACTGATAACAGCTCTTCCGGTTTGAGCACTCCAGGTGTTGTTCCCGGTTCTACTGTTGCCCTCAAGGCTCCTTTGGTTTCCGATTTGTCTGCTTTGCAGTCCCAGTTCTCCGTTTTGGCTCTTCGCCAGGCTGAAGCCCTTCAGCGCTGGAAGGAAATCTCTCAGTCTGGTGATTCCGACTATCGTGAGCAGATTCGCAAGCACTTTGGTGTAAACTTGCCCCAGGCTCTTTCCAATATGTGCACCTATATTGGTGGTATCTCCCGTAACCTCGACATCAGTGAGGTTGTGAATAATAACCTTGCCGCTGAAGGTGATACTGCTGTTATTGCCGGTAAGGGTGTCGGTGCCGGTAATGGCTCGTTTACTTATACGACTGACGAGCATTGTGTTGTTATGTGTATCTATCATGCTGTTCCTTTGCTTGATTATTCTATTACCGGACAGGATGGTCAGTTGCTTGTTACCGATGCTGAGTCTCTTCCGATTCCGGAATTTGATAACATTGGCATGGAAGTTCTTCCTATGTCGCAGATTTTCAATTCTCCAAAAGCTTCTATTGTCAATTTGTTTAATGCTGGATACAATCCTCGTTATTTCAACTGGAAAACCAAGCTTGATGTTATTAATGGCGCCTTTACTACCACTCTCAAATCTTGGGTTTCTCCTGTTACTGAATCCCTTCTTTCCGGATGGTTTGGTTTTGGTTATCAAGAAGGCGATGTTGATCAGAATACCAAGGTTGTCTTGAATTATAAGTTCTTTAAGGTCAATCCTTCTGTTCTTGACCCGATTTTCGGTGTTAATGCGGACTCTACCTGGGATACTGACCAGTTGTTGGTTAACTCTTATATCGGTTGCTATGTTGCCCGTAATTTGTCTCGTGATGGTGTACCTTATTAAAATTTGTTTTATTTATGATTGGAAAATTTAATACTTTGAATAGTTTGGAACAAGGTTTTGGACTTATTCCCGATGTTTCTCCGGACGCTTTTGCAGTTGCTCCCGAATTTGATTCTACTGAGCAGCTTCGTGTTGAAATTTACGATAACGAGGAGTCTTGTCCGGTTCGTTACACTTCTGATGTCCGTCTGATTCTTCATACCAAGGACTTGGCTTCCCGTGCCGGTCTTGCTGTTGCCTCCAAGTTTGGACAGAGCAAGCAGCCTGCTTCCCAGGTTCAGCAGATTATGGATAAGATGTCTGACGACGACCTTTTGGCAACGGTTCGTTCCCGGCATGTCCAGGCTCCTTCTGAGATTATCGCTTGGTCTAAGGAATTGTCGGCTTATGCTGAAAGTCTTGAGTCCCAGGCGCAGGAACTGATTGATGCTGAAATCGCTAAACAAGAAGCAGAAGAAGCGGCTGCTGCTGCTGCTGCCGCTGCTGCTGCCCCCTCTGAATAATGGGTCTTCTTAGTTCAATCGCTGGTGGTCTTTTTGGTCTTGGCTCTTCTGTGGCTCAGAACTCGCAGAATCGCCAAAGTGTCCGTGAGACCAACCAGATGAACTATAAGATAAACCAGATGAACAACCAGTTCAACGAACGTATGGCGATACAGCAGCGTAATTGGCAGGAAAATATGTGGAATAAGGAAAATGCTTATAACACTGCTTCTGCCCAACGTCAACGTCTCGAAGAAGCTGGTTTGAATCCTTATTTAATGATGAACGGAGGCTCTGCCGGTGTTGCTCAATCTGCTGGAACTGGAGCTTCTGCCGGTTCTTCTGGTTCTGCTGTCATGCAGCCTTTCCAGGCTGATTATTCCGGTATTGGTTCTTCTATTGGTAATATTTTTCAATATGAGCTCATGCAATCTGAAAAATCTCAGTTGCAAGGAGCTAGGCAACTTGCTGATGCCAAGGCTATGGAAACCCTTTCTAATATTGATTGGGGTAAGCTTACTGATGAAACTCGTAATTATTTGAAGTCTACAGGATTGGCTCGTGCTCAGCTTGGTTATGCTAAGGAGCAGCAGGAAGTCGATAATATGGCAATGACGGGTCTCATTATGCGTGCTCAGCATTCTGGTATGCTTCTTGATAATGAGTCTAAAGGTATTTTGAACAAGTATCTTGACCAGCAGCAGCAGTTTGACTTGAATGTTAAGGCTGCAGATTATTATCAGCGTATGGCTTCTGGCTATCTTTCCTATGCTGCCGCTAAAAAGGCTATAGCTGAGGAAGCTTTGGCTGCTGCTCGTACGCGTGGTCAGAGTATTTCTAATGAGGTTGCCTCTCGTATTGCTGAGTCTCAAATTGCCGCCAATATTGCGGCTAATCAATCTTCTGCTGCTTATCATAATGAGGAACTTGAATTAGGTCTTTCTCGAGATAATGCTCGCAGTAGGAATATTGAAGAATGGTATCGTTCCAGAAATGAAAAGAAAAAGTATAAATATTTTGATTCTGATAAATGGGTAGACTATGGAACCAGTATTGGTAATACTATAGGTAATTTTATGCCTCATAGAGTTATCAGTACTCGTCGTTAGTTTCTTGTGCTTCTTTTCGTTTTTCTTACCCGGTTCGTAGTGATACGCGCCGGGCTTTGTTGTTTGGAGTAACTTCCGGCAACCGCGCGTAGCGTGGTTATACACCTGCTGAATTTCGGGACGATAGGACTGAAATCAGAGCCGCCAGGCTATAGTACTGCCTTCCTTGAAGCTTGACGCTTGCAACGCGTATGCAATCTTCCGGAGAGCTCCTCTCCCCCGTCGCTGCTATACCCCTAAAATGTTTTGGCGAAGCCTATATGAGTTTGCCCGTAGGGAAAGCTATTTACCTCATAGCTTTCAGTCTCCCCTTGTCTAAATAGCGCAAACTCACAGACCAGCCTGCCACCCGCATAGCTTATTGTTTATTTATGTTAATAATACACTGTTTTGTTTGGTTCTCTCTAAAATTTATTTATACCTTTGTGTTGTTTTTAAAATCAATGTATAATTTAAATTTTTAGTTTTATGGAAAAGTATTATTTGTGTTCTATTCAGTCAAAGACGAATCCCAACCAGAATGAGACTATTCTTGTACCTGTTGAGGACATTTCTCAGTTTGTCACTTCATACGTCGCTCCGGATTGTGTCCTCATTGTTTCTAGTTGTTCAACTTTTAAAGCTATTCCCGATGAAAAATGAAACTAAATCCAAAATCTGGTCTGCAATTATTGCAGCTGCTGTTAGTCTCCTTACGTCTCTTGCTCAAATTTTTTCGTAAGTCATGAATCCGAAACTGATGCAATTTGTTGAATGGCTCCTTCGTTGGAATATCCATTTTTCTGTTTCTTCTGCTCTTCGTACTAAGGAGCAGAACGCTGCCTGCAATGGTTCTGCCAATTCTCAGCATTTGACTGGCGATGCTGTTGATTTGGTCCCTCTTGGTTGTTCGGTGCACGATTTTATTTTGAGAATTAAGAACTCTGGTTTTGAATTCGACCAGCTTATAAAGTATCGGACTTTTGTTCATGTTTCTTTTGCACGTGGTCGTAAGCCTCGTGGAATGGAACTCGATTTTACTGATAGAAAATGATTACTAAGGAATTACAGAATAAGTTAGTGACCCGTTGTCAGAATCCTCGTACGGTTGTCAATAAGTATACGCGTGAGTCCGTTGTTGTCCCTTGCGGTTCTTGTCCGTCTTGTCTCCTTCGTCGTTCTTCTATTCAGACAAACCTTCTTACTACTTATTCTGCCCAATTCCGTTATGCTTATTTTGTTACTCTCACTTATGCTCCTTGTTTCCTTCCTACTTTGGAGGTTTCGGTTATTGAGACTTGTACGGACGATGTTGCTGATGTACTCTGTGTTCCCGATATTAATGACTTGGATGCTGGTGACCCTAATACTTATCTTTTTGGTTTTCGCAGCGTTCCTCGTACCGCTTCTGTCAAGTTGAAGAATTCTACGGTTGAGCGGACCTTCAAGGACCCCGAAGTTAAGTTTACTTATCCTATGAAATCTAAGGCTATCCTTTCTATTCTTGAAAAGGTAAATCATAATGTTCCGAATAGGATTCCTTATATTTGTAATAGGGACCTTGATTTGTTTTTGAAACGTTTAAGAAGTTATTACCCGGATGAAAAATTACGTTACTACGCTGTATCAGAATACGGACCCACTAGTTTCCGCCCGCATTGGCACCTGTTATTGTTATCCAATTCCGAACGATTCTCGGAAACTATTTGTGAAAATGTACCTAAGGCTTGGTCTTACGGTCGTTGTGATACGTCACTCTCGCGAGGATACGCAGCACTGTATGTTGCGTCGTATCTTAACAGTTTTGTCGCTTTACCCGACTTTTA